TCACACCCATACCAATGCCCATTTTATTATACACATTTCCAACTGCTTCTTGAATTTGTGGCATAAACATTTCAACTAATGCCGTAGCTATAGCACCTCCCAAACCACCTTTACCAAAACTCTTTCCACCAGGAACTTTCATATTTTTTAATATATTAGGTTTTACACTGGTACTAGGTTTTATTGGTTCAATATTAGGTTTTACACTGGTACTAGGTTTTACACTGGTACTAGGTTTTATTGGTTCAATATTAGGTTTTACACTGGTACTAGGTTTTATTGGTTCAATATTAGGTTTTACACTGGTACTAGGTTTTATTGGTTCAATATTAGGTTTTACACTGGTAGTAGGTTGTATTGGTTTTGTAGATCTGCTCTGCATTTTCGCATCAACTCTATCACTCATCATCTTAGAGAATTCTTCACCAACACCAAAATGCTGTTGATAGATTCTTCTCAATCCTCCAAATGTTTTTTCATCAGCACCCTCACTAAATTTATTAAAAGCTCCTTGATTAAATCTACTAAATTCTTTATCACCTAACAATCCACTTACATCAGGAACTTTATTTCCAGCAGTACTTACTATTTTTGCTGCCTCTGCATTGGTGCGAACACCTAAGAGATCTTTTAAACGCTGAGATTCTCCTGTCCTTTCAAAGACGGTTGCTTGTCTCATCTTAACTTTGTCTTTCATATAATCACCAAGATACCCACCACCAGCAGCATAAGTCTTACCACCCATCATTTTTGGACGATTAGTTCCTCCACCAGCAGCATTCATTGATTCCAGAGTATCCACACCATACTTCTGCACGGCACCAACAGACATCACAAATTCACCATCACTCAACATTGCAGGAACTTTATCTACACCTTTCTCACCACTCACAAATCCATTCGGCATTTCTTGAGATTTTTCAGGACCAGAACTCAATGCACCACCAAACATACCTTTAAAGTTAAATCCACCACCTTTAAATGCTGGAATTTTTATACTACCACCACCTGCGTAACCTGGTATTTTTGGTTCTTCTGGTTTTAAAGTTTTTGGTTCTTCATCATCACCTTTAAGTCCTTGAGTAAGAGCATATGCACCACCAACAGCAGCAGTAGCTCCAAGCACAGCTCCTGCTATTTTTCCTCCCCTACCACCAAAAAATCTTCCTGCGGCACGTAGTTTTTTTGCTTTACTTAATAATAAAATCTTTGCTAAAAGTTTAATTGCACCTTTTGCGACTATCTTTGTTAATCTTAATGCAAATCTTCCAACAGAAGTTCCAAAAGTTAAATAAAGTGCTAAAAGTTTAGGCCAATGATCTCCAAGAAATCTACTAATTGCTTTTACTTTATCAGCATTTTTAGGATCACCAAACCATTCTAACAGTTTATATACAATTCTACCAAGAAAAACTGTTACAAGAAAATTAATTATCTTATCTAAAAGACTTTTGACTGGTGCAAGTATTTTTTCTGCTGCTTTCTTTAATCCATCAAATCTTTTTTCTAACTTACTTTCTGCAAGACTCCTTTTCTCCTGTTCTGCTTTTCTTCTATCATAAGAAGTAGATGAGTCTTTAAGTTTCTTTTGTCCTGATAATATTTCAGCAATTGAAATTACAGATTTTGTAATCTTAGAAATATCATCTTCAATTCCACTCATTTTTTGAGGTTTAGATACCCCAGAAACATATTTTTCTAATGCTCCAGTAGGTGATTTTACTAACTCACTACCACGAGAACCTAAACCAACTCCACCAGCAACAGGACTAGATTTGATTTCTAGTGGAGTAATAGCAGACTTTGCGGTCTTTGTACTTATAACCTTCTCAACAAACTTTTCAAAACTTATTTTGTCTTTTCTTTTTAAAAACCCCTCTTTTATTTGACTTTTAGATAAAATATTTCCACCTACTTTTTGTTGAGTAAGAAGTTCGTTTAAGTAATATTCGTACCTATCTTTTCCAAAAAATTTGGATGCAGATAATGCTTTAGTGGTGGGCATTGCTCATCTGTTGTTTTTGTTTTAACTCTTCATCCTCAAGATGCTGTTGAAGTAATCCAACATAAACATCTCTTTCCCAAGGTATCCAGTTTTCTATTTCAGTTAATGAATATTTATGATATTGCATCAAAGAAAAGTTAAGACGAAAATAATTTTCAAGGTCCATATGGACCATTGCTACGCGAAAAAAGATGCTAACCCTTCTAAAATAACTTCACTTTCAACTTCAGTTTTTGGATTTGTGACTTTAATTTTATGTGAAAGTTTAGGCATTGTCTCAAAGAACTTTTCAATGTCCTTGAATTGTGAAGAATTCATTGATTCTAAAAAGTCTGTGAGTTCTTTTTTTGTTACGTCGGCAGCAATCCAGACATCATCTGCGGTGAAAATTTTATCAATACACGAACCAATCAACTCAAAGGATTGTTCCATTGCATTCTTACTATTAAAATCAAAATTAGTCTTAATAAATTGATCAAGTGATGGATACTTCATTTCCATCATAATATTACTATCAAGTTTAATTCGATTTGTGTGCTCTTCATTTTTTTGAACTTTAATATCATCAAGATTAATTTTTACAGGAACTTGAGTCTCTCCATCATCAGGACAAATAATATTTACCTCAAGTTCTTCGCCAACAGACTTACCACGAATATTTAAAAACAAATATTCAATATCAAAGGTTGGTAAATCCTCTACTTTAATGTTTTTAGTAGAAATGCAATTTTTAATAACTGTCTTGATTGAATTTGTGATTTGTTTTGTGTCCTCACTTTCCAGTGCGATTACTAACAGTTTTTCTTCTTTGACTAAAAAAGGTCTATATTGGATTGTTTCTTCTGTTGATGGCAATTCAAGTTGATAAGTTGGTGTAACAATTTTTGGTAAAGGCATGATGTCCTATAGAATTTCAGGTATGGTTATTTATGCCTCTCCATAGATTCTATTATAATATTGCTCTTGAGTTTCCACATAACGATTTAACTCTGATATTCCAGTTTTTGGAGTAGAAAACGTACTATTTTCAATTCCTTTAAATTGATCAGTATTAAATTGAGCAAAATTTCCTGGAGTAAGTGCAGTCGTGGGTGTTGAAGATTCCTTACTTGGAGTATGATTAAGCAAGTATCTAATGTATGAAAATGAAACACTACATTTCAATAAAGAAGATGCCTCATAAGATACCGGCATAGATGATACAGAAATCGGAAAGGCATTGACAAATTCATATTTTAATGTTGCACCAGTATATACTTGACCCTTTCCAGTTCTTTCAAATTTTATAACTTCCAATCCTTTTTCGCACATATAGTCTTCTGGATATCTAATTCTGTAAAAATAATTAGAACCTTCTGCCCCAACACCTCTATCAGATTGTGGTGCTTTACTTTCATCCACAATAAACTTCATCCAAAGTTCAAAATATTTGATTGGTAAATAATTATCAGCATCAACATAAAAAGTAAAATCAATTCTATCATCATAAATTCTACGATATGCATGTCTCTCTGTAACACCAGTATGATCATTATTAAGTTCCAGTGTTGCTAAGTTAGATCCAGGAAGAATTGTTTCTGAACACAACAAATTAAGATGATCTTGTTTTCCAGTTCTAAATCCAGGAAGTCCATTAGGTGTTAAAAAGTTATTGTCTAGTTTATTAGGAATTGGAATTTTAACCTCAAAATGAGATGTTAATGCAGGATGTAATAATTTTGATTTAATTTCTCCAATTTTTCTTACGGTAGGCATTTATAAATATTTTAAGCGTATATATTATGTAGTGAAAATATTGTAAGAGTTACGTATGCCCCGAGACGCAAAATATCATCAAGGACATTTTCATCCAAGAAATCCTGAAAAATATATTGGTGATTGTGGAAATATAGTATATCGCAGTAGTTGGGAACTTACGTTTATGCAGTGGTGTGATAGGTCTCCTAATATTTTAAGATATGGATCTGAAGAATTTTGTATTCCATATTACAATCCAGTAAAACAAAAAGTATGTAGATATTTCCCAGATTTTATTATAGAAGTTTTAGAAGATAATAAGACTAAAAAATATGTAATAGAAATAAAACCAAGAAAACAAACTATTCCACCAGTCAAAGGAAATAAGCAAACAAAGACCTTTATTCACGAGGTCAATACTTATGTGGTAAATCAAGCAAAATGGACCGCAATTCAAGAATGGTGTGCTGATAGAATGTTAGAGTTTAAGGTCATTACAGAACAGGAACTAGGGATAAAATAATGTCACAAAAAGGATTTGGTCAATACATAGACAACTCATCCACAGCAAGAGTTAAAGAACTTAAAAAGAAAATTGAAGAACAAGGGAGTAATGACCCAGAAGATTTAATGCTCTTAATTATGGAATTTTTTAAAGAAGAAGTTTTATATCCAGAACCAGGAAAGTTTTATACTTTTATGTACAATCCAAAAACACCAGAAATAGAATATGACCAACACCCCTTAATTGCTTGTACTTCATTAGAGAAATGGGGATTTAAGGCAATTAATTTTCATTGGAGAAAGGCAAGACAATATACTTGGGCGGAAGTCTCAGGAAAACTTCATGTTGTTAAATATAACGAACTTGATGAACTACTCGCAATACCTTATGCAAAATTCCGTCTAAATAAATAAAACTCTTGTGTCTATGTTTAGAAGAGAGCAGACATATATTTCAAACACCTTCATTAGTGTGGAGGTATTCTGATGGCAATTTATGGTGCTCCGATAGTATCAGATGTAGTAAAAAGTAAAATTGATGGTGTAGATTATTACACAAAAACGTCAAGTAGATTATCAACGGATGGAAAAACAGAAACAACTATTTTATACGCACCAGAACAACCTATTTTTGGTAATGCCAATTATATTCCAGCAGCAACAACAACAGATGGAGGAAAAACTTGGAACTATGCAAAATATAAGCAAGGAGATGACATACCTTCTGGGAAAAAAGTAGGAGATGAAATTTTTGGTAATCAGGCAAAGAAATCTCTTGAAGGTGGCGCATTAAAAACAAACTCGAACAACGCAATAGTAACTGCTACAAAAAAAGCAAGTGTTCCTCCAGAGCAACAGAAACAAGCAGCATTAAATCAAAATACAGCAAGTCCAACGGGAGATCCTCCAGTAGCAGGGGCAGCACCAGGCAACATAGACCAAGCAGGAATTGATAAGTTGGAAGGAGCAGCAGGAAAATATAAAGGTAGAACAAAGTACCAACAAGATTTAAGATATCCTGAAAACATGAATAAAAATCAAGATTGTATAAAATTTCAAATTATTAAATATAAAGCAAGTAGATTAGGTCTATCAAATCAAAATCCAACTCTTAGAACAAATTCTGGAACAGGCAGAGATATATTAACATCAATCGTTTTGCCGATGCCCAGTGGAGGAATATCCGATAGAAATAGTGTCTCGTGGGGAGATGGTAAACTTGATTTAACTGCATCATTATTTTCTGGTGCGGCTTTAGGTTTTCTTGAGGGTGGTACAAAAGGGGCCGGTAATGCTGCTAAAAATGATATAAATCTTATTATGGGTAAAGATGGTAAGGATATGTTAGGGGAACTCGTTAAGGCAAAGTCATTAGAATCAGCTCTAGGGTCATCAAATCTTCTTTCAAGATTAAGTGGATTGGCAATAAATGAAAGTTTAGAACTTCTTTTTGATGGACCACAACTTAGGGAGTTTTCATTTAGTTTTAAAATGACTCCAAGATCAAAAAACGAAGCTCAAATGGTAAGATCCATTATAAGAACTTTTAAACAAGCAATGTCAGTAAAAAGAAGTGAATCTGTTCTTCTTCTAAAATCACCACACACTTTTAGAATTAGTTATTTAACATCAACAAAAGATCACCCATATCTAAATCGTTTTAAAGAATGTGCTCTTACCAATTGTAGTGTAAACTATACTC